CGGCTTTCGTAGTAGAGGACTTAGACTCTACACAGACCGTCACCGTGCAAATTGCCATCCAGGAACGCGTGCGCACTGCCACGGGGCCACAGTGGTGGGACGTTCCGCCCATCATCAAGGTACCCATCATCGTTCCGCGTGGTGGTGGCTACAGCATGACGCTGCCCTTGAAGAAGGGCGACGAAGGCCTACTGATATTCTGCGACACTTGCATGGACAACTGGTGGGCCAATGGGCAGACTAACAGCCCAGTGGCGCAGAACACCGGAGTAAGTAGCGGTAGCCAGAAACAGAACGAAGTACGGCGCCACTACATCCATGACTGCGGCTTCTTGCCCGGCATGTGGAGCCAGAAGAACTTACTGACAGACTACGCCACCGACTCCTTGCAGATTCGTACGGACGACGGCACCGTCATTCTTGACTTGTCAGGAACCGGGGTAGCCATCACAGCGCCCATTGTCAGTGTGTCCAACAATTTGACGGTTGGCAATGGCGCTACAGGATCTTTCACTACGCCTACCGGGCAGGTCGTTACCGTGCAAGATGGCATCATCACCAACATATATTGAGGTCTTATGATACCGCAGGGAACCTCGCTCACCAATGCAGCATTCTTTGCAGCGCAGGTAGCTGCCATCGATGGAGCCGCCACTTGTGCACAATTGTCAGCCGCCGATGCGGACGCCGTCGCTTCATTGGAAGCCGAAATAGCAACCGTAACAGCCGTACTGGCGCAGTTAGCTCCCCTGGTAGTCGTGCCAACTAACATAGGTGAAGTCATAACCTGGATAACCAGTACCATTGCGCCGATCGCTATCTCACAAGCTAACTACACAGCGCAGTTGGCAGCGCTGACGTCCAGCCTTTCCGCACTGAATGCGGCCATCGCAGCGCGTAAAGCAACCTTGGGGTGCGTCTAGTGTCCACAATATCCTACTTACAACTTGACGCTTCAAACGACCCCATCTTCGCCGATGGCACTTCGCTCACCAACGCAGCGGCCGTGGAACAGGCCGTGGTTACACGGCTCAATCTATTTCTGGGCGAGTGGTGGGAGAATCTGAACGATGGGTTGCCCGTATTCCAGGTCATACTTGGCCAACTGGCCAGCCAGCGCGGACAAGCCGCCATGCAGCTAGCTATTCAGCAGAACATACAAGGTGCGCCCTACGTGCTATCGGTAACCAAGGTGGAGACGTCCTTTATAAACGGACAGTTCAAATTTTCTGCCACTTATACAACTACCTTTGGCACTTCTACCACAACATCCAGTAACTTGCCGGCTCTATCGGTAGCGATCGCCAGCTGAGGAGGCGCTTGAATGTCTACACCACCTTACGCACCGCCGTCAGTAGGTCCTGCAGGCTTGACGGTCTCTTCTTATGCTTCAATTCTTGCGTCGAATTTGCAAGCCTTCCTAAATATCTACGGCCAGAATCAATATGTTGGCGTAGACAGTGCAATATATCAGTTGTTGTCCATCATCAGCTTGAAGCAAAGCGACACGAATCTTGGGCTTCAGCTGGATTATAACCAGTCGTCGCCGCAGACGGCGGTCGGGGCTGGACTAGATCGTGTTGTAAAAATGAACGGCATAGCTAGAGCGGCATTCACATACTCTACGGCAGTGCTTACATGCGCCGGAGTGAACGGCACCACGCTGACTAATTGTTTTGCGCAAGATCAGGCAGGTAACCTTTGGGCTATACCAAGCCCCACCACCATACTTGGCAGCAGTGTCACTGTCACGGCTACGTGCACTACACCTGGCAACGTGGCGGCCGAGCCTGGAACCATCAACATCAAAGCCTCACCCACTAATGGCTGGTCCACAGTCACCAACGCCTATGCGGCAATTCCCGGCAGCCCAGTAGAGACAGACTCCAAGTTGCGCGCGCGTCAGTCCGTCAGTGTAGCCTTGCCTGCTCTGACTCCCATTGCCGCCACTATAGCCGCTATGCTAGCAACGCTGAACGTGACTCGTGTAGCTCCAGGCTACCCGACACCTGGGGGTCCCGGCACTTCCATCGAGAACCCGACTGGAGCTTCGGACAGCTGGGGCAACCCGGCGCACAGCATCACCATGGTGGTCGAAGGCGGGACGGACGCCGCCGTTGGGCTCAGTATCTACCTGAAGAAGACTATTGGATGCTTCACCAACGGCACCACTAGTACTGTGGTCGCCGATCCCAACACAGGTTACGAGGAGACCATCAGTTTCTACCGACCCAGTTATACGCAACCTTACATCGGAATGTACCTGCAAGGGTTGTCTGGGTTCACCACCGCCACGGTAGCGGCGGTGCAGACGGCGCTGGTTAACTACCTCAACTCACTCGCCATAGGAGAAGAGGTGACGTACTCGGCCCTTTGGTCCGTGGCGCTGAGCGTCACTCCTAACATCTCACAACCCGAGTTCAGCATCAAGAGCGTAACTCTTGATGCTGCGGCTACAGGGCTGTTCACCGTAGTTCCAGGAACTTCGGCCGGAACTGGCTATGCGGTGAACGACGTACTGACGATAGCAGGTGGAACTGGTGGCACGGTGACGGTGTCGAGTGTTAGTGCCGGAGCCATAACAGGCATCAAGCCGCAAGTCACCGCGTCGGGCAGTGGCTATGCCGTTGCGGCGGGCGTGGCGGTCAGCGGTGGGTCAGGCACTGGAGGCCACGTGAACATCACAGCCGTGCAACCTACTGCTCAAACCGACTTGTCGCTGCTGTTTTACCAGGCGGCGCAAGGCGTGTCAGCTAATGTAGTAGTGGCGGCTATCTAGCATGCCCAATCCAAGTTACGGCGTAGGCGGGTACGGTCAGAGCGGGTACGGCAACCAGCCTATTGAGTCACTGCCCATAGGCTACTATGTCGGGTTGCTGACGCATGAATACGTGCACAGTCCAAAACTGAACGCTCTACTGTATGTGCTGCTAAAGAAGTTCGACGACGTCAGTCAGTGTTTGACGAAGCTGGATACGGCGATAGATCTTGACAGCGCCATCGGGGCCCAGCTGGACATGCTCGGCGTGATTGCGCAGGCGTCGCGCACGCTGCCGTTCCAGCCCAGCTTCGGCGTAAGTCCAGTGCTGACGGACGATGTGTATCGCACGTATATCAAGGCTAAGATTGGGCAAAATCAATGGGACCGCACCGTCACCAGTCTGTACGTACTGTGGCGGGCGCTATTCCCAGCCACCACCATCACGGTGGCAGATAACCAGAACATGACGGCCACACTATTCATCGGCGGGGCCACCAGCTTCATTCTTTTAGACATGATAGCTGGGTACGCCGTCAACGGGGCCACCAGCGGGATCGTTCAGAATGGACTCATCGTACCACGTCCGGAAGGCGTGCAGTATAGCTACGTCATTGGAGATCTGCCGGTCTTCGGATTCGGTCCGGTCAATGCCTACATCGCTGCATGGGGCCTTGGAAAGTGGGGTTAGATTTGATGTACTTAACGAGTAAGAACTTCGGGGTGCTGCATGGCAACTAGTTCGTTCCTACAATTCAATCCTACACAAGCAAACCAAGAGACGGACACTGCCTATGCTGCCGATGCCACACGGCTTGGTGGAGCCATAGATGGCAATGAATGGCCCAGCTTGTCAGCTAACAAGACACTGTATCAAGCCAGTACCGCTATTGCCGCCTTGATGCAGATGATGGCTAACAAGGGTTTTACGGTGAGCGATGCAGCGTTGTCCACGCTTACTGTGCAACTGACAAATATACTTACTACCGCTGACTTACTTAGTAATTTACAGTCAGTAAGTTGGGCCTCATCGCTGACTTTGAATGCGGCTAGGTACAACGGCTTTGAGATAACGCTAGCTGGGCTGACAACATTGGCCATCAGCGGCCAGGCAGTCGGGCAAGTGATCGTACTACTATTTGTACAAGATGGCACTGGTGGGCACACAATTACGTACCCAGGTAACATTATCGGCGCGCAGCCAGATCCGACTCCTGGCGTGCTCAGCGGCCAGATATTTAAAGTGGACGCCGTTGGCACATTGCGTGCACTCGGCCCGATGGTATCAATCAATGGGATGGGTGGATTAGCGCTGGGCAACTTTAGCCCAGCGGATGTGAATGCAAGCACACTGCGTGTGGCAGGGGCCGCACCTTTGGGGCAGGTACTTACTGGCGATGGTGCACATTATGTTCCACAGTCAGCTCCTGGATTTACTTCAGGCAGCAATGCTAACGGCTATTGGCAGAAAGACCCTAGCGGTCTAATTAGGCAGTGGGGGCACGTAAGCGGTCTGTCTACCGGATCGCCGCAAACAGTCTACTTTCCAATCGAGTTCACAAATCTTTCTAGCGTTAGCGTTGTAGCTACCGATGATTTCGCTGTAGGTTCTAGTATACAAGTTTCCGTCATATATGGATCTGCACACGGTGGATCTTCTCCCACTTTAACGCAGTTTCAAATTTGGGTCTCATCAAGTGGCAATGGATCTTGGTGGAACTCGGTGGGGTATTGAGCCATGGCAAGTGAAACTACTACCCCGAACATCGGGCTGCAAGTACCGGCATACAACCAGGGTAACTGGCAGGTACCGACCAACTATAACTGGAACCTGCTAGACTTAATCTTTGGCGGTTCCGTACAAGTGCCTGCACTGAATGTGCTGAACTTTACCATCGGTAACATCGGCGCGCAGTTGGCAGCTGCATTCGTAGCTGAGCAACCGGCCGGTGTTGTGCCCGGTACCGTGTATACGTTGAATAACGCGCCTGCCATAGTGTTGGGTGTATTCTACAACAGCGGTTTGCAGCGGCCTGGTGTTGACTATACTTTGGTCGGGGCCGTTATTACTTTGAATTTCGTTACGCAAGTGGGGGATGTAGTTTATGCGCTCTATTTCAAAAGTTAGTCTGTTACTGGCAGTGCTGCTCTGCTCATTTTTCTTGCCCGCGCAGACCAAGATAAATCCGGTCACGCAGGTGAACTGGCCTTTGATAACCGATGCCGGGACGCCTGTGGCCACTGGCGCTGTTTGCCTGGCGGCTAACTATGGCCAGTCATACCAGAATACCGCTGTGGTGCCCAATACACGTTATTACTGCGCCACTGATGGATGG